CAAAAGCTATTCCTGCTAATGAACCTGCACAAACACTAGTTACGTTTCAAGGAAGTATTCATGCTGGTGATGCAGATACAACTGCAATTAAAAATATATTAAACGCTGATAGAGAAGTAGTTGAAATTTTATTCGATAGTGTTTTATCCGGTTCTCACCCTAATAAACTATTTCCTTCTTTCCCTAAAGTGGACAGTACAGTTTTTGAGTTAGACGGTAATAGAACATTCAAGCTTACAAATAGGAAAGTGTATTCAATAGACACTGACCTGGTATTTACAACAAATAATATTGGAACAGTAACATTAGTTGAATAAATAAACCTATACATATTTATAATAAACATTTAAAAACAAAATGGGATACTTAGATAATTCGATCGTGACGGTGGATGCGATCTTAACAAAAAAAGGGAGAGAGCTGTTAGCTAGAGGGGACGGTTCTTTTAAAATCACTCAATTTGCATTAGGCGATGACGAGATTGACTACACCTTATACAATCCATCACATCCCTCAGGTTCTGCTTTTTATGGAGAAGCTATCGAAAACATGCCGTTATTAGAAGCCTTTCCAGATGAAACACAAATCATGAAATACAAACTTACTACCTTACCTAGAGGTACTTCAAAACTACCAACGCTAGGAGGTGTGCCAAGTTCTTTAAACCTAAAACAAGGAGAGTCTATAGCTATTACTCCTCAAACGCTCAACTATTTAGGTGCAACTAATATTTTTGAAACAGATGGGTATACAGCAACAATTGCAGATGTGAGGGTACTTAACTCATATGCAGGGGTGGGTATAAACACGACTGAGGCAACAAGGTTAAATGAGGGTACTACAATAGGTACAAACGTATCTAAAACAGTAATTGGTACTTCGATAAACCTAACTGCCACAACAGTTAACACATTATTTGGTTCTAGAACTCAACTTAACACTACCCTAACGGTAATAGGTAGAGGTTCAGGAGCTAGATTAACAATACCAGTAACAATTTCTAAAACTAACTAATTATGTCATACAAAAGATTTGATAATGAAGACGTAGTAGTTAGTGCTGAGTCAGTAACTGCTCCAGTTTGGTCTGGTGATGCAACAACGTTAACATCATTTTTTACTTCCTCAACTCAAATTGGAGGTACATCAGCAGACTATTATTACGATATATACCAAACAGCATCAAATTTAGATACTGCTAGAGTACAGTTTTCTATTGCATATGCTGATAAAAAAGGAAGTGGTTCCCTATACTTTAACACATCTGTAACAAGTTCTTCACCATCAATGACTATTTACGGTCAGTATAGAAACCTCGTTTTAGGAGATGAAGAAACTGATTTTACTTTTGGAACAGTAACTTCTGAACATTTTTATGCTATTGCAATTGATAGAGCTAGATACAAGGAAGCATTATTACCGGGAACATTAGCTCTTACATTACATGTCTCAGCTAGTGGTCAGGAATTAAAACTAACAGACGCTAGTCAAGTTGTAACTACAACAACATTCTCAGATGCCGGTAGAGTGTACGAACTAGTTTCTGGTTCACTTGGTAGTGTGTACACTGGTTTAGATACTAATGGATACACACCTAATTCAGGTTCATACGGTAAACTACTTCCAGATATTGGAGTATTACTTATCAACGGTAACGCATTAGACGCACCTATTGCTTCTGGTGGATTAGCATTAAATATCAACAGATCAGCAAACACTGCAGGTGCTAACCCTGCAAAATTATACGATTTACTTTCATTGAGCGGTAGCTTTAGAATACAATCAGAAGAAACCATAACTTCTAACTTTGTATTTATGAGAGCTAGAAACAGTGAATTTAATTACTCAACTAACCCTTCTTTAATTACAGGTTCAGGAGAACTTAGACACAACGTAATGATTAATACACCTCAGTCGTATATTACAGCTGTTGGGTTGTATAATGATAACAATGATTTGTTAGCAGTAGCTAAATTATCTAGACCTCTATTAAAAGATTTCACCAAAGAAGCTTTAGTAAGAATAAAGCTTGACTATTAATGAATGAGTGCCTACAAGCAACTAAACCGTCAAGATGTATATGTATCAGATTATCAGGCTCAAAAATCATGGAGAGCTTCTGGTAGTCTGTTAGGTACATATGGTTTAGAAACTCTTAGAGGGTTTTCTGGTTCAACTCCTGGTTATCCTTACCCAAGTGATTATAGAAACTACAGGTATGAAAAACTAGTTTATAATAGTGTTAGACAAAACTATTTAGCGTTATCTAGTAGAGACCTAATTCCTGACACATCAGCTAGTTTTTCGAATGGGGACATATACTACACCGGTTCTCATAATGTAAGTTTTCAATCAACACTAACATTATCTCAGTCTAGAAAAGACACTTCAGAAGTTGGTATTATATCAATACCCAAAGATGTGTATGGTACCAAAATTGTACCCGGCACATTTGTAGCTCAACCTATTTTTGAAACTCAGGATAAATATAACACCGATGGGTATGTTTCTGATGAATGGACGGGTGAGAATCAATTTGTGCAGGATATAGAATACTGGTACAATTCTTCTAACTTAGATACAGGTAGCTACCTTTTAGAAGAAAGTGATTATGTAGATGAAATTACAATTGGAGAATATATAACTGCCAGTTTTGATTATCAGAGACCGGAAATAGTAGATGACGGTCAAGGCAGGTTAATAATATCAGGTGCTGGTACACCTTTTGCATTACCTGAACGTTTTGTTGGAGACATCATTTATAATCAAGGAAATGCTGTAATAACAGATCCAATAGTAGCTAGATATTATTCTACATACGCAAGATTAAATGTGCAATGGAAATCAAACCTACCTATTTATACATATAATGTACACTGTACAGTAAAAGAGTCTGAACTAAACCACACCTTTAACCCTACAGCATTATCTGGATCTGATAATACTGTTAGAAATAATATAACAGGTAGCGAGTTTAGACCTTATATAACAAGTATAGGTCTTTATAATGAAGCTAATGAATTAATAGCAGTTGCAAAAACAAACAAACCCATACCAAAATCAGAAAATGTGGATATGACGTTTGTAATAAAAATAGATGTATAATGCCTAACTCGACAATAACATTTAGAGCAAATAAAGGAGAAGCACTAACTTATTCAGAAATGGATAAGAACTTTGGTTCTTTTTTCTATTCAAGTTCTTTATCTGGTAATGGACAAAACCTAGTACTACATTATACTAGCAGTCAAAACGTACCAATTAACTCCGGTTCTATTTCTTACAGTTTAATAGAAGGATTACAAAATGCAGGATCTGATTTGAGAGTAGCATTATTTAGTGGGTCTTCCACAGTAGAAACAAGACCAGGTTTTATTTGCGACACAAGTGGTAGTGTAGGAGTTAGAGTGAATGAAAACACTGCACCTTTATCTTATGCATTAGATGTATCGGGAAGTATTAGAGCAACCGGTACCGTATTACAATCATCTGACGAAAGATTAAAAGAAAATATATATCCAATTGACAATGCAGTTGATAGAGTGAGTGCCATAGATGGTGTGTACTTTAATTGGAACGATAAGAAAGAAAGAAATGTTGGTGTTCTAGCTCAACAAGTACAAAAAGTATTACCGGAAGTTGTTTCTGAAGATAATAATGGCTATCTTAATGTAGACTACGGCGGTATTGTACCTTTATTATTAGAAGCTATAAAAGAGTTGGAATCACGAGTTAAAGAATTAGAAAACAGATAAGATGGCTATTACGTTTAGAGGTACAAAAGGATCGCCACTAACTCATACCGAGTTAGATCAGAATTTTAGAGAATTCTATTATAGTTCTTCTTACATAGGAGGTACAGAAAGACCTTTTGGTATACAACTACATAGAAGCAAGTCATTAGATGCTGATGAAATTCTATATTTTCCACAGGCTGTAGGTAATAATTATTGGATACAGATTAAGTCTGGTTCAAGTAATATATCATCATCTCACCTTACTGGTTCTAGTAATTTTCAATACGATTACGATAGCAATCATTTATCAATTTCAGGTTCAGGTCAACTTTCTGGAGACCTTGTAGTACTAGGTACAGTAACCGCTCAAGAATTTAAATCAGAATTAGTTAGTTCATCTATTATATTTGAATCTGGATCAAGTTTATTTGGTAACTCAGATGATGACATACATACATTTACCGGGAGTGTAAGAGTTTCAAACGGATTAACAGGTTCGTTACTGTCTACTAACGGAGTATTATCTGGTTCAATTCAAATTGCCAGTGAAATTTCAGGTTCATCTACTGCATTAAGTGCATCACTTGCAGTTGACATAGCAACAAATGCAGCCGCTTCAGCCTCTCTTGCAAGTAGAATCACTACTAATTCGTCTTCTATAGCTACTAATGTTAACGATATTGCATCATTAACAGCAGCTACTAGTTCATACCTGTTAAACACAACCGATACTCTAAACGGAAACTTAACAGTCACCGGTACTATCACTGCACAAGAGTTTAACACAGAGTATATCTCATCGTCTGTTATTTATGAATCTGGGTCTACAAAGTTTGGCGATAGTGCAGACGATACTCATACCTTTACCGGTTCTGTTGACATATTGGGACGATTAGGTATTACAGGATTCACAGATGTATCAGCATCCTTAGCAGCAGCAGTAGGATCTTCTGGTATACAAAATGTAGTAGAAGATATAACACCGCAGTTAGGAGGAGATCTAGATTTAAATACCAACAGTATTAGTGGATCAGGTACAATAAATATAGGAGGAGGAATTACTTCTTCTGGACTACTGACAGTAACAGGGACAGGAACTTCCCAGTTTAGTAGCCATCTTCAAGCGCACTGTCTAGGTATAGGCACAGCACCTTCAGGAACTACAGGAGAAATTAGAGCAGCAGGAGATATCACAGCTTACTACTCGTCGGATAAAAGACTTAAGGATAACATTACTCCTATAAGTGATGCAATAAACAAATTAAACCAGATTGGAGGATATGAATTTGACTGGAATAGCGATTCTAGCCACAGCGGTCACGATGTTGGTGTTATCGCTCAAGAAATCGAAAAAGTGCTGCCAGAAGTAGTAACTACTCGAGATAACGGCTACATGGCCGTACGTTATGAGAAAATTGTCGCGTTATTGATTCAAGCTGTTAAAGAACAGCAGTTACAAATCGATGAGCTGAAGTCAAAGCTCTAGCGACCAAAACCAAAATATATGGATATGACTAACCCTACCTGGACTTACCAGGGTAGGATCTTCAACGATATTTCAGATTTCCCAAAAGATACTTATGGATTCATCTATGAGGTGTACCATAAACCTACCGGCCAAAAGTACATTGGCAAAAAAGTCCTATTCTTTGAACGAAATAAAAGACTCGGAAAACGTGCCTTAGAAGCTTTAAGAGAAGAAAGAAAAGCTGCAGGTATCGGAGGAAGAGTTCCTTTAAAACAAAAAATAGTAACTGAATCAGATTGGAAAGATTATTATGGTTCACACCTCACTATAATTCAATTAGTGAAAGAATCAAATAACTTAAGAGAAGATTTTGAAAGAAAGATATTAGACTTTGTACCTAATAAGAAGCTTCTAACGTATTATGAGTGTAAACACCTATTTATAAATGACGTCCTAGAAACATATAGTCATCAATACATAAACGACAATATTTTAGGAAAGTTTTATAGAAAAGATTTTAATCATGATTAAACTAAAAGACGTAATAGGATATCCTTCTCTACAATACCATTTAGATAATGGACTCACTTTATCTGAGCATGTCTACCGTTATAGCTCTGATGCCTTTATACAATTATTTAAAGAAGCAAGAGAAGCTCATAGAAACGGGGATATAGACCTTAATGAAGAGGATATTGAACTTTTAGAAACAACTGATATCGGAGAATATGGAGATTATAATGGAATGAGAGTTCCTTTAGATCTTCCAATGGTATC